CTCATTCGAAGAGTAACTATATCCTCCATCATTACTATATCTAAGCATCATCTGAGGATTTGAAGAGGAATCGGTAAGGCCTACCCCTTTTTCGCAATCGACCTCTAATTGGGAGAAAAATAATCTTTTTCTCTCGGAATGTATGTGAGGAGCGGTCCGGACCCGTTTAATCGTTAAACCGTTATCGGTATACTGATCAAGGCCCCAGGCATATAAAAAATTATCATCGGTCCCTACTAAATTTTTGTCTTTCCAACTGGCCAGGTAAAGGGCCCTATGATAGTTATTTACGCCCTTAAATTCATCAAAAGTGCCCCTCTCATGCCATAATTGGGTAGTTAAATCGTAACAAAGGGTCCTATTACCAGCCACAAAATTAAAGAGAACGAACATGTGGCCCTCTTGCACATAGGACAAGGCCACACAGTCACTTATATCGCCCATTGATCCGATTATGTACTCAATGGCATGGGTTGAGACCCTTTGGGGCATGTAACTTGGCCCTGACTGCCATACAATATTTTGGCCTTCCGGGCCCGACCCCAACCATAAAATATTACCGGCAATAGTTGTGGCAGCATACTTCGAACTTACACCAGTATTGATAAATCCTATGCCACTACGTTGCCATAATTGAGTAGCATCACCTGTAAAATTCCAAATTTCTATTGATTTTGAACCAAGTAACCACAATTGATTATTAATTATAGTTATCCAAAATATAGGGTCAGGGCTGGACTCGGCAGCAAAAAAATTTATTGAAGCTTGCCATGTAGTACCATCATACTGATTACTGTAAATAAATTTATTATTGTCATTGGTATTTTGGACAAAAAACCCGTTTTGGCTCGTTATTGAAGTCCCTGGCATGTAATCGCCCGAGATTGTCGTCAATATGTTGGTTAAAGTGTTAAAACAGTACCCATTAAGACCGTCCACGAAGACCACATCTGATTCAGCTGCTGCGGCCGGGTCCGGTTGCTTGTCCACTTCGGCAAATGATACCCTGCCCGATGTAGAATTTAACGTACCAAGCGTGGTTTCGGTATAATTTTGATCGATTTCGACGAATTTATTACCAAAAACAGCCAATAATCGGTCCCTGGCCGTTACAAATAGGCCACGACAACCCCCACGGGAACCTATCGTGGCCAAATAGGTAAGGCCAGGAGTCCCTACCAATGACGAGACATTTTTGGCCTCGGGGCCGTTAATTTCGGGGTAAAGGTTAACACATTCCTGACCATCTACCCCGATAGACCTTCCATTATAAGAGGCACCAATTATACTGCATTTCATCTTTTAGGACCTCTTTTTAGAAGTTTTTCTGCCAATATTTGACCCAATACCCCATCTTTTTAGTGGCACCGATCTTATTCTCAAAATCGAGATAAGAACCTAATCCGGCCCCTCCAACAACCCCAACCAAAATGCAAAAAGATCCATCAGTTGAACCTGTGGAAAAAATTCCTCCAGAATTGGTATCCAAACTGATCTGGTACTCATTAAATTTGAAACTGGCATAATCTGACAAAACAGTCGGATTGCTGTCTTCTGTATAAACATACCCCATACCTATGTATCTGGTAGTTGTACTATCAGACCCAATTACCCTAATCTTACCATCATCAGTAAGCCACCCTGTATCCTCTCGAGTATACGTGGCCGTGGTAGTGTCCCTGGTAAAAGTACCATCGGATGCCACAGCAGGCCCTACATTGCCACTATTTAGATTACCGATTATGGCAAAATTACCCGTGCAAAGGATGCTTGTAGAGTCCGGCTGGGTAATGATAGAGTTTCCTACAGAGGTAGTGTCAGGGGTGAACTTGGCAATAGTATTAACAGTACCAAGGACATTTCCAGTCCCAACACCCTGAATTCCAGTTTGACCGTAGAACCCTGTTACACCTTGAATTCCAGTGGCCCCTAATGCCAGGCCTGTAAGACCCTGGACACCTGTATCCCCCTGGATCCCTGTTTGACCATAGAACCCGGTGACTCCTTGAATTCCAGTTGCCCCTAATGCCAGGCCTGTAAGGCCCTGGACACCTGTATCCCCCTGAATCCCAGTCTGACCATAAAATCCTGTTACCCCTTGGATTCCTGTCTGGCCATAGAACCCAGTAACCCCTTGAATCCCTGTCTGGCCATAAAATCCAGTAAGACCTTGAACCCCAGTCTTCCCTTGAATACCAGTTTTTCCCTGGATACCTGTATCGCCCGATGCGGCATCAGCCCAGTACAATTTTCCAGTACCAGCCGTGATACCTACCAGTCCATCAACTGCCTTATCTCCTCCAATAGCTTTTGCACCATGCCCATCATAAGGGGCCATAATAAAAACACCATCTTCGCATCCGGTACCTAATTGGTCCATGTCTGACATATAATGTCTCCTTTTTAACGATCACCATATATAGAGTAAATACCATGTGTCAATATATTTCTGTCAACCGTCATCAGGACCGGCTGCTGATTTATCCGCTTTATGTTAAATTTGGTCTCCCGGGCCTTATCAATAACTGTTGCCGATGGGTCCACCCCATACTCAGGTGCAAGGTTAATAGCCAAGTTCCAGCCCAGGGCATCCTCATACCCTGGCGGAAGGACAAAAGTATCCGTAAGGGTTCCCATCTTGGCTACCTGTACGGACTCCGATAATCCAAACTGAAGATTGATTGTAGGCTTGGGATAAATCCTAACGGTGGCTATTGGAAAAGCCCAGTCACACGTCCAGGCGTATGGGTAGTTGGTAGTGATGTCCTTTTGGAATATAGACTGGAACCTATCATTGGGATAATAGTCCATGGCATAGTCAGTATTAAGGCCGGACGTACTGGCCCGGACAAATGCCGCATACTTTTGGACCTGCAATGGCCTGGTAACCTGACTTGATTCCCAAGTGGCCCCGGAACTGGCAGGGCCCATGGTATATGTCGTGGTCCCGGCCGTGATCGTAAACAGGTTGTTCACAATTGCATAAACAAGGAGTTTCTCGTTGGACCACTGCTCTATCATCCAGTTAAGGACCAATAGGGCCTCGGCCGACTCATTACTGGCCGGGATCTCACCCTGGGCTTGTACACCAAGTAATCTAAGACTCCTCTTGATGATCTCAAGGGCACTTGACATATTGTTATCCCTCTGTAAACATTAATTTTTTTCCTGGCTGTTTCTTTTCTTCTGGCATTGCTGCCATAGTCGGCATAGATGCCAAAACAGGCTCTTTAACTTTAGGCCTTGTGACAGGAACAGTGGCCTTAGGTACTTCAACAACAGGCAAAGTAAATTTTTCAATTTTAACTGAAGGGTCCAGGGCATGGTGTTCCTCTATACTTTTTACGATTTTGTACCCTAAAGGCTTCCAGGCCTCGTTATAAATCATTTTCGGATAAGGCCGATAAACATAGCCAACAGGTAATGCCATATAAACTCCTTTGAATTAGTCTCTGTCGTCAAGACCAGGGTGGGATAAACAGGGGTGATTTCCACCCCTTTAATTTACTTAAGCAATAATACCCTTATTAACAAGGGCGGTACGAAGCAAATTGACAGCTGTACTGATAGTAGAAGTAGTATCAGTTGCAGGTGTCAAAGCTGTCGGTGCAGTTTGCTGACCACACGGTGTTGAACCATGAGCCGCCCACTTTGCATCGGAACTATCCCCGAGGGTAGCACCATCGGGACATTGATCTATGATACGAAAATAATTAGACATATTTACTCCTTATTGTTTGTTTTGAAAATTGGACCTGATCAATGATAAAAATGGTAAGGGCTTTTAGGGCCCTTACCTCTTAACTGCTCATCATCCCCAAATACGTGACGCGAAAAACGGGTACAGTTCCTTCACGCCATACAGCACATCAAGACGACAAGGTAATTCATCGCCATTAATGTTATACTGTCTAACGATACGAACTGACATACCGTCATGGACCTCACGGGCCCTGAAATCAACACCCTCCGGCAGGATAAGATCCGCCGACACAAGGGTGAAAGCATCCTTGTGGAACAGCATGTTCTGTGGCCGGGTCGCTGATGCTGTAGTGTCATACCATGTAACATTGGCATCATCAGCAGGAAGGGCCGTGACAGTCTGTTTCCCAGCACTTGTAGTCGTCGCATAAATCGACGGGCTAATAGATAGGGTAACTTCACTTGATGCCGCTGTGGCATCCGCAGTAACGACAAACTGTTGAAGGCGGCCAGTGTCCTGGAAAGATTCCGGGTTAACACTGTTGACCCCAGCAATAGTAAACACCTCACCAATCCGGAAAATGTCCGAAGTGGTAGAGTCCATCAAAATACTTGCACCTGACTGTGATGCCCCTTTAACCTTCATCGGGGTATCGCATCCGGTACCAGTAAGCTGATTCTGGACCTGCTGGTCCATTTTAAAGGTCATTCCAAGGCCAGTACCCATCTCTCCTTTTTCATACTGCTCAGCAATTTTACTTGCCGACTGGAACAGGCCAGACAGGGCCGACACTGTTGATGCCTGAGCGACTGGATTAAGACATGCAGTCCTCATACCATCACGAGGAGTTGTGTATTCGTCCAGTATCGCCCCAGCATTAAGATACACTGCCGCAGCCTGTGCAGCCGTAAGGCCACTACCAGGTGCTGTACCCGGTGTACCAACCGAATTGTACACGGTCTTATAAAGGTTAAGGACATCCCGGTCAATTTTGCTGGCAAGGGCAAGTCCTGCCGGTTTGAGGTATCGCTCACTGAAATCATCGATGGTAAGAGTAAGGTCTGCGCTGGTAAATTTCATTCCAACATGTTCCTGGGTCGTACAAGACACAGTCACGTACTCTTCCACGTTATCTTGCACCACAAGGGCTGCACCGTCAGTTACGGTATAGCGATTGGGCTTGCGGACTCTCAGGCTAGGACCAGCTTTACCGGAAACGGTAACGCCAGAATTGGCAAACTGCGAGTCATACTGCCGGTTAACACTTTTGGCAGCCGTCAAATTATTATGCAGCACCCGCAAAATCTCTTTTGCGATTACCGTCGGGGAAAGAAAACTGTTCGACATAATCTACTTCCTTTTGCTAAATGTAAATGGTTAAAAACGCCCTTTCTTGCGACGTTCTTGTTCTCGTTTATTCATATAAGTCATGTACTCCGAAGGAGTCATGCTCTCCAAGCTTTTTGCCACGGGTGCTGTGGAGTTGCGTCCCGGCTTTATTGGTACAGGAGCCTTTGACACTACTGCAGTTTTTTCCTTGGCCTGACTCTTCTCATATTCCAAGTAACTTTCGATGCGGCCAATCTCTCTCGCACAAGTTACAGGGGGTAGGGAATTAAGGCGTTGGGCTTCCTGTGGATTCTTGGCCAAGTAGTAGGCGAGGTCCGCTCCAAAGTCACTGCTCTGTAGGGCCTCGGACACAGTCGGTGTAATAGGTATGTCCATGGCATCTTCCATCACGGCTTCGTAGTCCGGATACTCTGTTTTGGCCCTGGCAATCTTATTACCCCAATCCTGGTTCTGCTGGCTAATCCTTTGTGTCTGACTAAACTCCTCTCGTATCTTAGGTAACTTCTGATCGATCTTCCAATCGGTCAGTGCATCCACGTACTCTTCGTCTGATGCAAACTTTTCCCTCTCGGGCCTCCCTGTATTTGCAGGCTTTTGCTGCTGCTGATTCATCTGCTCATACAAATCGGCCTTGGCCTTGTACTCAGCCCTCTCTTTGAGTACACGTTCCCATCTTCGCTGATCATGGTTCTTTTTCTCTTCTACCGGCTTTTCTTCTACTTCCTTTTTCTCTTCCTCAGCCTCAGCCTTGGGCTCGGCTGGATCCGGTAAATTTTTTTCCTCTTCCTCAGCTTTAGGTTCGGCTGGATCTGGCATAACCGCTTGATCAGGCATTACTGCTTCCATAGTTTACTCCATCTGTTTCTCGGCAGGCTGGGCCGCCGGGTTAGGCATCGTCCCCCAACCATAACCAGGAACACCTCTTCCCTCTGGCTCCGATCGAAGAATAGATGCTTTATGTAAGTCCACGGCTGTGTCTACAGCGTGGTGTATATTCTCATGGTCATGTTGCATGGCCGTCTTCTGTAACCCCATCCTGGCCTTGGACATTTCCGTATGGGCCTTCAGGACAGCCGCATCAGCCTTAAGCTGTTGCTCCTGTGATTTATCATCAAGCAAACCCTGATAATGCTGTAACATCTGGACTAATTGCTGCTTCTCCTGCCCGGCCTGTTGCAACTGTCCTTGTAAATTCTGCAGGTCCTGGACAATCATCTGGATTTCCTGCTCCGAAACCTTATTCGGATTTTCATTAGGGTCTACCAGTATATTGGGCGGGATAGTCCTTTTAAGACGATCCGACAGTTCTGAGGCCCCCGGGAAGTCCAGGTTACGGACAAGGATATCACTACATACAGCCCCAATCTGAGGCACGGACTTGATAATGTTAGTGAGATTCTCGGCCGTCTCTATACGCCTTGACTCGTATGATGGCCCTACATCCACCGTCACATCATACTTACCTACTGTCAGGTCATATAACCGGTCATCCCCTGTTTTTTCATCCCTGTGCATCTGATTTACAAGGACTATTTCGTCTGACATGTCCTCACCCAGGATACGGACAATTCGGGGCGTGTCATAAATTTTAGGGATTATATCAACCATGATACGGCCCATGTGCCTTACGGCCCTTGTCAAATTATCAACGAAATGGAATGTGGCTGTATCACCCTGTCTCTGACGGGCTATAATGGCCCGGCCCGAGCTCTCATTTCCCTGTGCGCCAAGGCTGGCATCGTAAATACCAGTCGTGGCCTTGATGTCATCAGACGCTTCCCGCATGGCATTAACGGCCGCGGTAGGGATCTGGGGAGGGTCGATACGTTGAGGGGGCGGGACAGGTGATCCATTAGCTGCAATGGGATTGTATTCGAGATATGCTAAATTTTTTGTATTAGAAACTTTCCAGTTGTCTTCGTGATTTTCAATCTGTCCAACGGCCACGAGCCACGGGGCTTTAGGGGCCAGGCTTATAACTTCAGCCTCCATACTCTTGAAATAATTATATAAACGTTGTGGGTCTTTGGCATGTCTTATCAGGGACATGTAATCTTTTTTACCGTCTATGTTGATTTCCCAGCCTAACACTGGGATGACAGGAATAAAGGCCCCCGGGAATTCCTCTTCCTCGAGTATTGTCCCCTCCGACATCAACCGCCACATAATTTTTTTGGTGCAAGTTTTACGTTCTTTAACTATCCAGGACTGGTCCTCTGGCTTTTCAATCGTACAGGATCCATCAAGTAACTGGTATAGGGTCTCTTCCTTTTCCACTACCTCAAAGTACTCCGCTAACCACACACTTGTTTCCGTGGTCCAGTTGGTATCCCCAATACCCTTGCCCTGCCAGGACTGGGTCTCTGTAAGGACCTTTTCCCCGTATTTCCTCTTGAATTCGTCCTTACTCATCATGGTACGAATAAAACAGTAGGGGGCATCAGAGTAGTCAGCATTTTTGCAGAGTGGGACGGGGAAGTACACGGACATTGGATTATCAATACGCTCTACAATAATTTCCTGGTCCATGGACAACGGATCAGTATAATCGTTATAAAGTCTGAAATATCCCTGACCACAAATGGCCGCATATTCCAGGGCCGTGTCTATGGCCGCCTTATAATCACTATTGCTCGTTATATGGCGGACCATGCCATTAATGACATCTGCTGTCTTAGGATCGGTAACTGAATCTACCGGGCGTATTTTAATTTGTGGGCGGTTTTGCCTTATGTCATTAACCACTTGCTGGACATAAGTAGGAAGTTTATTAATTGTCAAGGCCGGGCGTCGGTCCTCTGTACGCTCCCTAAGGATTAGGCTATTCCACTGATTTCCTAGAAAGAATTGTAGGTCCTCAACGGCCTTGGCCCTGATCTCGCTATTGTAGTCATTTACCTGGCGGAATCGTTCCCGGGCCGTGGCAAGGACCTGTTCTTCTTCGGACAGGTCGCCTGTGTCCTTGGCCTCGTAGGATCGTGGGGATTTGTTGCCTGATGCTGTTACTGAGTATCCCGAGTCAGACGCCATAAAAAAAGCTCCATAGGTTGTTATGTCCTACGGAGCTCCGTTTGAGGGATTACTCCTCACCATTATATAATTCGGATTATATCTATACTAATTATAATTCAAAACCATCAAAAAATCAACTACTTTAAACTCCCTCAAGGTTTAACTGGTACCGGGCTATCCGGCCCGACCCATCAAAATGAAGGACCATGGACCCCTTCTGCCGTATCATTCTCCACCTCGATATCTCCTGGATAACATTGTCATATTTATCTCGTACATCATATGAGGTGGAGTCCATAATCACTTGGTATTGCATGACTTACCCAATTTCAAAAAACATACATCGAACCTATACATAACACCGGAAATATGTGGACCAATCACGTACTTATCTATCAATCTGATGCAGATATTATCTTTAATTAAACTAAAAGATCCAGGTGGTGTTTCCAATTTAAATGATATTAATACAGGTAATTTATTAATTGCTTTAGCTAAAGATAAAGCAGCCTTAGACAACATTTCTTTAAATTTGTCATAATTTTCTTTTTCTCTAATTGTAAAAGACACAGATAATTGGCCCAGCTTTGTATATCTTTTAGTCTGTTTTTCACAGTACACCCTTTCAACTTTAATAGCTTTTGATAAAAAATCGATAAAATTAGATAAAACAATTTTCTGTGCTTCTATCTTTCTAGCTTCATCAAAAAAAGACTGTGACAAAAATGACTTAAGTTCTGATTTATTCATTTTACCTGTTGATTTATTCATTTTACCTCCATATTAGATTGTGTTTGCTGCCTTTGCTTTTGTATGGCCAGGTGGATCTCAAGCTGCCAACGGGCAAACTCATACTCAAGTTCCGAGACCCTTTCCTCGGCCTTTTTGGCCTCCAACTTGGCCAGATAAATTTTTTCGTTATATGCCAAAGATTCCCTGTTTACATCAATTGTTTCCATTTTTCCTGACCTTTCCTCTTAGTTTATCACACGTTAGTTTTGTACGTTGATACCACTGGTCCAAGGTCATGACCTTGGACCAGTACTGCTGATACATCCAATCCGTATTACAAATCAAAGGCCGGGCCTGGTACACTTTGCAAATGTCCCCATCGAGCATGGAACAGGACCCGTCCGGTTTAATATCATAAGGAAACTCCGCTATATCCTCCAATATAGGGTGTATTTCCGCCTGGGTCTTTAAGGCCTCGTCCAGGGCCGCTATGGCCCCTATGACCATTTTTCCTATTTGTCTACAACAACTCCCACATATTTCACAATCGTACATTTTTATGGTCTCCTATGAAATAATCTCCTATTTCTTTATCCATTTGCCTCGAAAGGCCTTGTGCCGCTGGAATAATATAATGATAAAGAAAATTATTATACTTTGTTGCTGGATCATATGATTCCACTTTAAATATTCTTGATTTTGAAGAAACGGGACTCGGGTCCTTCTTTAATATTTCAAATCTGTTCATTTTCTCCCCCTAAGTTCTATTTCCTCTTCATCAAGTGTAACAAACTTTAATTGACACTCAGCCCAGTAGGCCACCTCATAAAATAAATTCTTCCCGTCCACTATAATCTTACTTACACTACCCGGCATTTCTATGGCCTTTATAAGGACGGGCTGGGTGATGTCATATTTAGTTAGTATGTTCATCAATTCCCTCAATTGGCCATGCTACAATATTAATTATACTTTTATAAGTATCCATAGAAATTTTTTCTACCTTTTTACCACTTAAAAGTTTTGAAATTTTTGGGTGATTTAAAAACAGGGATTCCTCAAAAATATAGTTCGGGGTATTTATAGTAAAATATTCTTCCTCTACATTCAAATATATTCCTGCTCCATTTAAGTGTATTTTCCATACCTTAGTACAAGTTTTACATTCCTCATCATCATAATAAACCACACCACAAAAATGACAGGTCCACAAATTAGGATCTACAGAACCACCCTTATCATTTATAAATTTATCTATCTTTACAATTTCTTTATCTTCCTTTTTAAAGATTTTATTTATTGTATCTTCATAATATTTTTTTTGAAGAGTTGTTAATTTATCCACATCAATGTAGCAATGCCTTTCTCTATTTTCTTCCTTTTTATATTTTTCCCTATTATCAGCATAAATCATATATTCATCACTATTCAAAATTTTTGTTAGATAGTGATTCATATCACGACTCATATAATCAATTTGTATTTTAAAATCATCCAACATCTTTTCATTCCTCAAAAAAAGATCAATTAAAGTTTTCCTGTCTATTATTTTCTCTTTCCGTGCCTTAGCTTCATCTATTGCTTTGTCAAGCTCGTGTAACATAATCAATTCCCCATCCACCCGCCATCACCATGCGTGGCCTGGTCGGGCCTTTGTTTAGGTTTGTTAGGCCATCTATACTCAGATAACCCTGCGTAAAGGATCTTGACACAATCGGAATGATCTTTGTAAACCTCTGACTCCCTTTCGTTGTCTTCTTCATATCTATGATTTGTCAATGACCTTGTAACATTTTTACACTTAGGAGACACATAAAATGATGGCTCATTCAGGGCCGACCTTTCCGCCAACTGGTTCCATCTCATGTCAGACTTGATCTTGTCCCGGGCCTGGTCTATGTTGGACTCCTGGGGCATAAGGTACAGAATCCCGCCATTGACTGGCTTGGCAAAGGACTCCACCAGGCCCTCAGTGTTATTTATCAGGTTCGATTGCTGGGACCCAAACCCCTTGGCGAAACGTGTATCTATATAACGCTGGGTTATGGTCAGGCCCGTTTCCTTGGCAAAAAAGGTCCGGGCCAGGTCCGAGACCGTGCCAGTATAATGTAACTTCTTACGGATATCACTATAATCAGCATTCACATCAGAGAATTTAGGATATTCATCAAATATCCAGGTCCGGAATCGGTCCCCCACCTTCCACCTTGCTGCCCAAATCGATGCGGAATAAAAGCTGGTGTGTGGGTCCAAGGCCTGGAAAATCTTGAAATCCTTAATTTCCTTGAAATCAAAATCTCTCCGATGTATGGCAGGATCATATGGTGGTGACCATATACATGCTCCAGTCCGTCTAAGTTTTCCCTCCCAAATATGTTTGGCCTCATCAGGACGCATTGCATAATCGGTATCCTTTTCCTGTAGTAAGGTCTGTGTGATAAACGGATTGTCCTGCCAGTTTACATTTACTACAATGGCATTAGGAGGAGGATTAATAACAAATCTCTTGTAAATCGGGTCATCCTCATACCTTGGGTTGAACTCGGCCCATATCTCCGAGTCCTGCTCTCTAATTGTGGGGAATAGTAATTGTAAAGACTCTTCGGAAATTACATCAGCTTCATTTAACCACACGTAATTTATTTCCGGTATGGACTTTATCTTTTCAATATTACGGTATAGTCCGGAGAAAATAAACGTGGACCCTGTCAACTTACAAGTAATCATGGTATGGGTAACATCAAAACAGGCCTGTAGCCCCATCCTATTAATTGTCAATACTATAACTTCGTAAACGGAGTCCCTGATGGAATCCATTATTTCCCTACAACAAAGAATCTTTATCTTGGATTTCATGGCCAGGACAATGAAGGCTATGGCAAAGCTATAGGTCTTGGCCCCACCACGGGAACCATAAAAAACCTTGTAGCGGGCCCTGGATGTTAACAGAGGTCGGAACTTATCCGGCAGGTCAATATTAAGATCTTTTGACACGGTGATCTTTCCGGGTGTGTTGCAGGGCCCGGTCCTTATAAGGACCGGGCCTGAATACTGTTTTTACACTTGGTAAATCAGCTACTAATCTTATAAAGACTGGGCCTGATACTGTTTAGGTACATCAGCTGTTGATCCACGTTCCATAATTTTATATGCCGCCCTTACAAATCTTTGGTTAAAAAAATTACCATTGTCCCCTACATCATCTTGCCCAGGTACATGGTATTTAGGGATCGCCTCAAATCTTACGGCAGGATTGTCTCTTGCAATAGTTCTTATTTTATCCCAGTCACCATGGACCACAAACCAGTATTCGCCATCGTTGGTTTGATACATTTTACCATCATTATTATAATATACACAACCACCCATTTTCAATCCTCCACTAATAAAGCAAGTACTTCATGTTCGTGGAACACGGCAAAGTCCTGACCCTCATGTTCCATAGGCACATAGTTACTTCTATGATACATGATGTGGTCCCCAACCTTTAACTCTTTACAATCGGGACCAGCCACCTTGACCCGGCCATAATATACACCAACCTCTTCTTGCTTTTGCCAGTCCAGAGCAAACCAAATGCCACCAGGGGACTTTTCGGGGCTCGGGTCCCTCTCGGCCACAATAATATCAGTTAAGGTCCTCATCAGTCCTGGTCCTCCCCTTTATCTTCAGACTCATCTTCTTCCTCATCCCCATAATAATTAGGGTCAATTTTTAGGTGGTCCATTACCAGCCGCCTGGCCTGGGCCGGGCTGAGCCAAGGGTGCTCAGATGACTCCTCCTGCAATCCCTTATTAACACCGGCCTGGTCCGACTTGGGCTTAGGGACCCCGCCCTTCTTCATAAGGTTTGATAGCATCATGATTTCTTCTCCTTTTTAACAGGCTTAGGAACCCCGCTAACCCTAGCAAGCCTGGAGTTGCACCTTACGGCTGCCTTACTCGATTTACGGGCTGCTGAGGCCAGGATAGCCCCGGCCTGGGCCTTAGGGACTCCCATACGCTTACTGATCGAACTTTGGACAGTGGCAAACCCTGGATGGGCCTTGGTGGTCATGTGTGGTCTCCTTGTGGCTGGGCCTGGACGAAGTTAATGTTGATTCCGGTGGGGAATGTATTAACATTTTGATTAACTGTCTCGGCCTTGGT